AGATTCTAAAAACTTTTTATACGCCAAGTAATTACTTGCCCAAACTCCTACAACTCCAGAACTTGGTGGGAAGGTCTCTCCTGGCTTACAGAAGTCGGTAACAGTGTTTACTTTAAATTCAGGTTTCTTACTTAAGAACTCTGTTGCTTTTTCGGTTGTATTTAAATACACGGTCTCAGAACCAAGACGAGGCAAGAATGACATAGATTTTAAAATGCCTTCGTAAGATTTGTTCCTTAATTCATTTCCAGTATCAGTATGAAAGACCTCAAAGCAGGCGTTATCTAGCACTTCTCAATCCATACCTGATAACCAGACTCAATCATTGTGTACTCGCCCTTACAGAGGTTAAGAACGCAATCCACGCCCCTCTTAGGCTCTCTGTACTCTCCTCCGCCATAATTCCAGAGGTAGTCATCAAATGCCATCACCCCACCTGATTCCAGGTGCCTAAAGCCATTCAAGCCATCTATAGCGGTCTGCAGAGCGGTGTGGTCGCCATCTATGTATATGAAGTTATATGAACTAGCGCCCTTTAAGAAGAACTCATCACTGGTCATCTTGTGCTTTAAGATTCTTCCATCCTTTGGGAATCTTGAATCGTAGTAAGCCTCTACTGAAACAAAATCCAAAGATTCATGGGCGACTTCTTCGCTACCCTCCCACGTATCCACATCATCTAGATATTCGATCTCTCGATTATTAAGGAGCCACTGCGTGGCGTCTCCTGTGTAGGTGCCGATCTGCAGTGCACGAAGTGGAACACTTGGCACATGTCTGAAGTACTTCTCTACATCTTTAAACCAATTAGGAAACATTAGTTGAACAACTTCATATTGTTAAGACATCCATTCACATACTCTTGAGACATCTCATAATTATCTAACAGATGTTCAAACAGAATCTTACTCTCATCTCTACGCCCAATCCACCAACCAGCAACAGCCTTCTCAAATAGTAAACAGTATGAGCCGTTGTATTCAACATACCCTGGCAGTGGCTGATTATAGGTAGTAGTAGCAAACAACAGACCTAGTTCAGCATAGGTATAGCACTCTTGGTACTCCTTATTTCGTTCTTTAATTCTACAGAGCAAAAAGTATGCCTCTGGTCTATTTGGTAGATAAGTAATAGCCTGCATGATGTTGTTGTATATGGTTCGATTTCTATCTCCTTGAGCACCCCAACACAACGCCATCTTTAACAGAGAGGTGTAGGTAATTAGAGGGTGTGTTTTATACCCATACTCAGCAGCCCTTAAATAAAATCCAGCAGCCGATGCGTATTGCAGTTGTTCTTCGTAGGCGATAGCAAGATTAAAATTATTCTCAACATCAACTGGATTCTCAGCCAGTTTTAAAGTCAACTCTTTAACGTCCATAAGACATAGCCTCCGTAATCATTCCGTTGACAACCTTCTTAGGGACCTCAAGAACAAAGGCGCAATTATCTTGTACACCGAAAGTTAAAACCAAATTCTTCTTTATGATTGCAGCACCTACACAGAATTCAATAGGCGTATCTAAAAATGAAAAGGAAGAGGTAATACCAACAAAGTTAAATTCTTTGTCCCATACAATCATTCGATGTCTGTAAATAGAGTCCTTTTGATTTAAATAATTTTTCCATAATTTTACTTCATGAGTAAAAGCAATATAGTAATCGCCCCAAGCAATTACATTTGTACCACCACGTTGATCAGGAGAAATTGGTGGAGTTTCTTTTACTAGTACCTGCTTACATTCAGACTTATCAGGATTAGCCCAAACAATTTCGGTAGGCATAGCCCACTTAACAAAATGATAAGGTTTGTCAAGAATCGGCATCCAATTCTTTTCACAGTAGGACGTAACATCTACAGGAGGCGGGATACGAACTCGTTGAACTTCTTTGGCTGTCCAATTCTTTTTATCTAATTCAATTTTAGAGTACTCCATGCGACCTTGCCCATTGGGCGTGGTATCACGCCGTACCCCGATCAGGTAGTAGTTACCATCCCACTGAGTAATGCGGACATCCTCTTCACCAACAAACTCCCAGATAGGAGGTACATTAAATTTAGAGTAATCAACTTCAGTAAAATTTATCAAATTATAATTTTTATCAAGACGACCTAGATAGTTGGTCGTAACTAGCCGTTGATCTTTTTCAGGATGTAGATAGGAGAGTGGTCCCCAAGGACTAAAAAATCTTTGATCTTTTTCGGAGTGATAGAGGGTGTAATTTACATGCCTAATATTTACGAGAATATCCCCATCATCATCAACAAAAATTGATGGGTTCATTAAGCCCATACCAGAGGTAGTTGAGTGGGGTAGAATTAGGGGCGCTAATTTGCCCCCTTGAGATACTGATGTATGCACCAAATTCATGGGAACACTTTAGCCCACATAACCAGCATGTACCAATTAACCTTTACCTGTTTACCAGTACAAATAAGTGTTACTTAGGTACCTTATAAGTACCTTATTTAAGGAGTCACATGGCAACAGCATATAAAATTTTAGGTCAAGTAGACACAGCAACACTTGGTGCTACTACCGAAGGAACCCTATACACATCAACAGGTGTTGAGACAATCGTTTCTTCATTAGTAATTACAAATCAAGCAGGAACCTCTGCAACTTATCGCATTGCTGTTCAGCCTTCTGCAGACGCTAGTTCAAGCGCAACTGCAAAGCATTGGATTGTCTATGGCGCAACAGTTGCAGCCTCAGACTCAGTTATCCTAACTGTAGGATTAACTCTTGCTGCTGGTGATCGTATTCGTGTCTATGGATCAACTGCAACTATGTCATTCTCAGCATACGGAAGTCAGATCTCCTAATGGCAATACGTAAGGCCAGCGACTCTAATTTAACTGGTAAGAAGTACAACGACGCATCCGCTGCTGCTACAAAAATAGCAGATATTCCAGACAAACCTGTATCAATAACTATGTCAAGCGAAAGTGGAACTATTCCAACTGCTACTGTTGTGGCTGCTGCTACTGGTGGCACAACAACTACCGTCAAAATTACAGCAAGTCCAGGTGGTGCAAACGTAACTGGAACAAGCCCTGTAAATTTAACAAGTTTAGTAAATAATGGAATTGATGAACTAAGTACATATACGTTTACTGCAACTCCAAAAAACGTAGATGGGTTAGAGGGTCCAGCATCAAATGCTTCGGCTTCTTACACTGTTCCTCAACCAATATACGAATTGCTTAATACTTACAACTCATCAACTACCTTTACAGTTCCTACTGGTAAAGTTAAACTTGCTGTTGTAGTTGTAAACGGAGGAACTGCAGGTAACGCTGGTAGCGGTAGCGGTGGCGGTAAAGGCGGTGCTGGCGGTGCTATATACGGATTTAAAGATCAATCAGTTACTGCTGGGGATTCTTTCTCAGTAACTATTGGTGGTGCTGGTGGTGCTACTTCTTTTGGAAGCCTTTTAACTAGCGGTAATGGCACTGGTAATGCTTCAACTAAAATTGCTGGTAATGCAGCAGGAACTGGTGGTAATGGCGGGGTTGGTAGAACTCCAGGATGGGCTAGTGGATTTAATGGCGTTCCAGGTCAGGCTGGCAATGCTGGTGGCACCGTGGTCTTTACTGGAATAAATCAAATTGGAACTATTCAATTTGGCGGTGGCGGTGGCGGTGGCGGAGATTACGCAACACAAAATTTTACACTTGGTAATAGCGGTGGCGGCGGCGGTGCTGGCGGTGCAGGCGGCGGTGGCAATGGCGGTGGCGGTGGCGGTACAAATACTTGTTATTATAACTGCTCAACTCGAAATGGAGGTGGTTCTGGCCAAGCAGGTACTTCGGGTGGCGGCGGTGGCGGTGGCGGTGGTCATACTGTTGGCGGTGGCGGTGCTGGTGCTGGCGGCAGTGGCAGAGTTCTTGTGTACGGAAAATAAAAAAAGGAGAAATTTATGGAAGAACAAAGTTACGCTATAATTCTAAACGGAATTGTTGTTCAAACCGTAGTTTTACTAGACCCAACTTCTGAGTATTTAGAAGAATTAAAAAATAAATACAATGGTGATGAAATTATATTGGGAGACAGTGTTAATGCTCAAGTAGGGGCTTCATGGGATGGTGCAGTATTTACTTTACCCAAACCTTATCCTTCTTGGATATTAGACGAGTTTTTTCAATGGATTGCTCCCGTGCCTTACCCAGTTATAGATGTAGAATCAGATACTGAAATGGAAGAGGGAAAGTGGTGGTTAGAAGATCCTAATAAGTATGATACTACTCCCAATGAAACCGAGTATGTGTGGGATGAGTCTGTTGTAAATTGGGTTCCCAAAGTATAACTTTTTGACATAAACCCCTATTTTATAGTAAGGTTTTGATCATGAAAAACATTGTTTTTATAAATCGTATTCCTATTCCTAAAGAATACTACCCTACCCCTGCAAGTAAACATATACCAGAGTGGTACAAAAACACCCTTTCATACAAAGACGGTGAAAAAAAAAGAATAGGGCAAGATTTAAAAACTCCTAGTACTATAAAAAAATGTATTCCAATTTTTGATGCTATTACTAGCGGTTACATAATTTACAGTCATTCTGACGTACACGTTTCACAACGTCTCTTAGATAATGGTGAACTACATCCTTATTATCAATGGTCAAGTGGTCCTACAATTGAAATGCACCCATATTGGCAAGGAGAATTACATCCCGCAAAAATGACAAATAGCACTACTCCCAACATAGATTATCCAAAATGGGTTAATCCTTGGGGTATAAAAACGCCTGCAGGGTACTCTTGTTTTATTACACAACCATTACATAGAGAATCTGTGTTTACTATTTTGCCAGGAATTGTAGATTCGGATACTTATACTGCAAATATTAATTTTCCGTTTGTTTTAAACAACCCAGAATTTGAGGGTACGATCTTGGCTGGAACTCCAATTGCTCAAATTATTCCTTTTAAAAGAGAGACTTGGAAAATGTCTTATGGTAATGAAAAAACTTTAGAAGAAAATATAAATGCTACACAATTAATTGCTAGTAAATTTTTTGATGCATACAAAAGAACCTATTGGAATAGAAAAGAATACAAATAATGGATAAACCAAATATTAAACCTGTTAGACCCTGGGATTTAATGAATCCAAATATACCAAAAGTTTCTGACGAGATACAAGAAGAAAGATTTTCAATATGTTTATCTTGTCCTAAACTTATTCAAATAACTAAAACTTGTAGCGAGTGCAAATGTTTTATGGTGTTAAAAACACGTTTACTAAATGCTACTTGTCCAATTAATAAGTGGTAAAATGAATAACAAAACTTATTATTTTTTGGCTGGGATGCCTAGGTCTGGTAACACATTACTTTCTGCTTTATTAAATCAAAATCCTAAGATTTATAGTAGTCCACTTAGCCCTGTATGCGAACAGATGTATAGGTTAACCTTAACATTACAAGATGCAACTGGATTAAGAAATGAAGAAAATAGTGAAAGAACAAAGTATATATTAAACAATTATATGGACAATTTTTATTATGATATAAATAAGCCTATAATTTTTGATAGGGAAAAGTATTGGTTAACTCCACCTAATTTAGATGTAATACTTAACTACATAACTCCTAATCCAAAAATAATTTTTACAGTTAGAAACTATGTAGATATATTAGCCTCATACATCAATTTAAGTTTGGCTGATATTGAATATGAAATAGAAAATCAACATCTCTATATTAAAGATCTCCCACGGTATGACTTGATTGCGGAGTTTCTTAGTA